ACGCCGCTGCGCTCGTGCATTTGGCGCGTGAAGTCATCTTGCGCGTCCTTTATCCACAGGGAGGTCTGCCATGCCCAGTAGGCCACGGGGAAGATGTCCACGCTCTTCATGCGGAGGACTCCTTCCAGGAAGCGCCGGGTTTTGTCCCAGTGGTACTGGAGCTCGGGGGTTGGATATGTGCGGCGGCGCGTCTGCGCGAAGATGGTGTAGCTATTCGTATCCTGTGTGAAGGCTGGGTGGTCCGGCTTTAGGTCTGCAAGATACCCGGTGTGTCGAATCGCCTGCTGCGTTTCTTTGGACAGGTTTTGTGGCCAAATATCCCCAAGTGGGATGTATTGGACTTCCTTCATGGCGGTCTCGCTTTCTTGGTCTGGAACACTGTTCGGCGCGTTCGTGATAAAAAATATCATAAACGCGCCTATGTGTGCTACTTTGTGGGTATGCAACTGCTCAACATCACAATCAGCAATCACAAGTCGATCAGGGATGAGGCCACCCTCAACCTCGCCCTATCGGCAATACGCACCCTCAATCCGCCAGGAGGCACCCAGTGGGGCGAATACCTGCACCGCCTCGCAGGTATCTACGGTCCCAATGGCTCTGGGAAAACGAACATCCTAGAAGCCTTCCACCACATGAAGAGCGCGATCACTACCCTCCTGCCCCTTGGGGCGAACGCGCTCCCCTACAGGCCCTACGACGCATCGAAGCCGACCTGCTACAGCGTCGAGTTCATCCTCGACGACATGCGCTACGAGTACAGCCTGTCCCGGAACGCAGACGGCGTTGCAGGGGAGCAGCTGCGCGTCGCTCGCAAGCGGTGGAACACCATCTACTCGCGCGATACGCACGGGGCTGTGACCGGCCTGAAAGGCCTCCCCCACGTCAACGTGAACGAACTGGTTCTCACTCGAGCGTCCCTCATGGGCGACCTGCAGGTGAAACCCGTCCGTGACGCGCTTACGACTGGGGTCAAGGTCTTCCGTGTCGGCGCTCCCTCGATGGAGGACGCATACCTGCACATTGCCAAGCATCTTCTGTCGCGCCGCCTCGACACGACGACCCTGAGCACGCTCGCTCAGGTCGCAGACCTTGGCACTACTAGCATCGAGCTGCGCACCCCCCAGCGGCCAGCACGCTCCACACACCACACGCTCGCAGACAGAGAGGCTGCGGAAACCTCCCTTGCGCGGGCTCTCCCCCACCTTCTCGAGTTCCATTACGGTGAGCACGCAGTCTCTCATACGGCACTCTCAGCGTCTTCGGGGAGCATCATGTGGCTGGCGCTCGCCGCCGCAGCCGTTGACGCGCTCACCAGCGGGCAAGTGCTTGTCGTAGACGACCTGACTGCCTCCCTCCACACGGAGCTTGGTCGCATCATCATCAACTGGTTCACCTCCTTCACCGTCAACCGGACGGGAGCCCAGCTCATCTTCACGACCAACGACATCGCACTCATGGACATTGGCCGCGGCCCCATCCATAACCGTGAGCGCATCTGGTTCACAGAGAAGAACAGCGCCCAGGCCACCACGCTCTACCAGCTCTCCGACTTCACCGGCCTACAGTCGGGAAGCAACATCACCAAGAACTACCTCGAGGGGCGATTCGGAGCCACACCCTACACGTGCCCTTCACTCATCTACCACCTTCTCGCCGACTGACGGCAGGACACTACGGTGAGCTGAACTAAGCCCCGCACACAGCAGAGGGGAGGGATCTACCCGAAAGTAGACCCCTCCCCTTCTTGTTTGCTCAGCCGTCAATCAGGCATGGTTAGTGTTCCACAAAGCGCGCTTCTTCTCCCTGTGTCTCCACTGTCAGGAAGCCTGTCCTCTTCCCCTGTCTCTTCGTTGCGTGACTTCCTACGAAGTCGTATTGGAACTTGCGGCCTAACCACCAATACGTGCACTGTGTCCGAGGATCAGCTCCGCAGAACTCCGCCTCTTTATACAGTTTCAGGTAGCCTCTCTCGTCTGCGTCAAACAGATCACCAACTGTCCCTCGAAAGTGTGGGACTGTTTTCCCGTTCCATACGCTTGTGTCACCCTTGGTTGTGCCGCCGACTGCGATAACCGCATCCTCCATGTCAATGGCATTGAGGCGGAAGTTATACACCCAGTCTGCTTCGAGCCTGTTTGCCAAGCGTACTCGCTCATCTGCTGCATCCTTACCATCATCATCTACATCGGCAATCGTATGGCCGATGACAATGTGACAGTCGCGGTCCAGCTTCAGGATTGAGCCCCTGATAAGGGCTTCCTGATCCTCTGCCTGAGCTATGGGACTACGCTTCCACGCTTTGCGGGTGATCTCGCCAAACGTATCCCAATATGAGGGCTGGGACTCCTTATCGAGGGAGGAAGCGTCGAGGTTCCCGGTTCGCACGTAGTCGAGGATCTTCTCGGACTCTTCCTTCGTGAAAACGATGTCACGTCGTGATGGGTTCGAGTAGTTGAATGCGCGGATAAGCTCAGCTACTACTTCTTCCTGCACTCCGGTGTATGACCCGCCAATCATAGACATAGGAACTTCGACCTTAAATAGGGTCTTCTTGATGTCGCACGGATCGGGATGCTCGAGAACGAAGCTCCAGTGGTCCGGCAGTATGAACTGGTACGCCACATACGGCTTGTTCCCCCCCTCCTGGGCAACCCTGTTCTCCATTAGGAACTCGGAAAGCGCTTCGCCCTCTCCAAGAAGAAGCTGGCGGCTCAGGCCAACACGTTCCAGATCCGCGTCTGTGAGAGACAATTTCTCCATCATTAGCTCTACGACTGGGATGCGCTGCTCCTGCTCTTGCAGGTAGTCCTTACCCATTGAGCTTCCAACGCGGAGCAGATGGTTTTTGACGGTAAGCCACTGCTTATTCAGGCCGTGCAGGTCGCCAAGTAGCGGCAAGACGGAGTTGATGTTGTCAATGAACTTTCGAGCGACCTCAAATACGGTATCCGCACGATAAAGCGACAGACGCGCATCCAGATCCTCGTACAGTGTTTTGCTCGCCTCGAGCAGCAGATCCAACACCTCGCAGTGAGGCTCAATGGCTGACAGGTCGCTACTGGTGAGAGAGCGCGTGTCAGAGTGAGCATCTGCGTATGCTGCGTCATACGCTCCAGCAGCCACGAAAGCCTCCATCAGAGCGCGATGCGCGTTCTTTGCCCACGGCTTCCGGTCATGCGTAAGCGCGCTGATGGTCATAGCGGCTAGTTTGTCATTGCTCATGTTGCCACCGTAGTAATACGGAGGTTGGGCGGCGCGGATGCACGCGATAGCTGGGAATGGGAAATAGCGCGTAAGGAAGTCGGCGTTGTCGCTGTACACGTGCTCGCCGTCTTCTTTCTTCCCTTCCTCTTGTGCAAACTTGCATTCGTAGTGGAAGAACGAGTTCAACTCGTGGAGAGGCTTATCGCCCTGCGGCTTCGTCAGGGGGTCCGCGTCAGGCGAGTCCTGGACGTATGCGCCTAGCGTGAGGCAGTCAAGGTCTTGCAGGGGCTTGACTTTACCGTGCTTCTCCTGAACCTTGTACAGGTAGCGAAGAACGCCGTTCACCTTGAGGGTGTGCTCCACTGCTCCGAGAGCATCCACCATGGCTTTGGTGCGGTCCACAACAGCGTCAGAGTCGCCCCCAACGGAGCGAACTTGCTCGTTGTAGTCGACGATGCGCGTAACCACATCCTCCCCTGCGTCTCCTCCTGCAAGACGCTCCCAGAGCTCGGCGTAGTGCGTGAAGCCTTCGTGTAGCTTCCGCAAACGCTGGTAGTGCTCAACCAGCTTTCCCTGGTCGGGCGTAGACACTCCGATCAGCTCCATGGTGGAGAGTAGTTCTCCTAGGGTCTTCGTGTCTTCGGCGGAGATCGGCAGTTCGTCCACCTTCAGCAGTGGCAGTTCTTCGGGGAGCTTGTACAGCTTGCGCACGGTTTCGGGGGTGACTGCGCGGATCAGCGGAGCGTACACTGCCCACTCGCCCTCGCCGCACATGCCAGCAAGGATGATGTTATGGATCCTGTCTCGGATTGGGTAGAGGTCGTTCGGGAAAGAGCCGTTACCGGCTTCCGCGATGGCCGGATCGCAGTAGGTTTCGTCGCCATCGAACAGTGCGCGGCACTGGCCACGCAAGTCGTCTACAAGGGCTTGCAGCCAGGGCTCGGGGTTTTCCATGAGGCCCAAGCGAACCGCCTGGACGTAATCCATGGAGTCGCCACAGTCGGGTGTCTCGTCGCTATTCGGCGGGTAGATCGGGTTGGCGTGCTCACCGTAGGGGAGGCCAGTCACGTAGTTGGCTACGTGCTGGCGGGAGAAAACTCGCTCCCGCACCTGCTGTTCAGCTTCTTTTGTCAGCCGCTCCCTGTTCGAGGCCATCTCTTCATTTGAGACGCGGAAGTCAACAATACGAAGGGTGCCTTCCTTGATGCGCATTGTTGCAATATTCAGCTCTGCTTCACAGTCGAAGTATCTGCCATACTCCACCTCAGTTAGCGCAGTGTCACCAATGTGAGTACTAACGGGCGCGGAAACGGTCGCCGCAAAAGACACGGTGATGGTATCGCTTCCCTCTGACACCTCAAAGGACGTATCCCTTTTGAAAAAGTTTGCAGGAGTGTTGAATGGCACGATCTTTGCCTGTGGGGATGCCAAAATGGCATCGTTGATCTCTTTTGTGCTGCGTTTGATCTTTGCGCCGTTCTTGAGGGCAAGATCCGCGAGGAGACTCGGGTTGTACACGGTCTTTCTTCTTTCTTGTCAGTAGATGGGGACGTAGTGGGCGATAACTCGACGGCCAGCCTGTACCTGCTCGGCGAGGTCTTCCGCGAGTGAGTGGTCATCCCATGCGCCTTCATCGGGGCTGCGCCACAAGCGCTTGAACTTCATGTACTGGCGGTCCTCATGCGTCTTGCCATGGCCAGGGCCTACGGTGACGATCACTGTCCCCAGAGGGAGGGTGCGTAGGTCTACCTCGCCGTGCATGTCGATGAATGCGATGGCGGGCATGTCCTTGCGTGAAGCCATGATCGGGGTTCCTTCCTGTGCGGCTTTTGACTACTGAGCGTCCGCGTTCTGGTGCGCGGCCTCGTAGGCTTCAATGATGGTCGGGCAGAGTCGGCCTCGCGTGGATGACGTGTAGCCTTTCTCGATGGCCCAGGCGCGGATCTCTGCCGTCTTCTGGCGCTGAGCGCGCCCCGTGCTGGCGCTGCTGGACCTGCGTGACGACTTTCGTGAGGTCACGCGCCGACCGTTGGCGATGTAGGGCGCGAACGCCTCACGGAACTTGTCTGTGTTCTCGTCGGACAGGTCGATTTCGTAGTGTGCTCCGTCGATACTGAACTTGATGGTGCGGGTGGCTTCAGAGCCGTCGAGGTCGTCAATCATCTTGGTGACCTGGTATTTCTTGAGCATTTGTTGCTCCTTTCTGATGAATTGTTCCTTAATGCCCTACTGTAGCATTACGCGCATTACTGCGGCAACATTAAAAGCGTTGCAAGGACGGGCAAAACCACGGTTTTGCTAAAAAGGGGGAGGCCCCGGAGAGTATTGCATCTCTGGGGCCTCCCTATTTGCTGACTGGGGTCAGTTCTTGTTCTGGCGGCGGCGGGCCACCAGGAGAGCGCCACCGGCGACGGCGAGCGCGCCAGCGCCAGCGATCAAGCCAGCGTCGGCACCCGTCTTAGCCAGCGTGCCACCGCCATTGCTGGCGGGAGCGGAAGGCGTGGGGGCCTTCGGGGTCACCGGAGGGGTGTCCGGGGTGCTGGGCGTATTGGGGGTGGTCGGCTCGGACGGCTTCGGCTCAGGTGTGGGAGCCGGAGGCGTGGAGGGCTCAGGCGTAACCGGGGGCTCCGAGGGCTTCGGGTCCGGGGTCACGGACGGGACGCTGGGCTCGGGATCCGGGGTGACCGGAGGAACGCTGGGCTTCGGGTCGGGAGTGACCGGAGGAGTAGAGGGTTCCGGCTTCGGGTCCGGGGTGGGCTGCTCGGGCGTGGGCTTCGGATCCAGCTTAGGAGCATCCGGTGTCGGAGCGGGCGTGGGGGCCGGGGGCTCCGAGGGCTCCGGGGTGGGCTCAGGCTTCGGGTCCGGCTTCGGTGCCTCCGGGGTGGGGTCCGGTGTCGGAGCGGGCGGCTCAGGGTCGGAGTTGGCGTGGGCGGAACCGGCTTGGCATCCTCGTCGGTTTCCGCGCCCGAGGAACCCTTGGCGCGCCACGTAACGGTGGAAGAAACTTCCTTGCCGTTGACGGTGGCGGTGTTGGTCATCGTCTTCTCAGACGTGGCGACCAGGACTCCGACACGGTTTTCCTGCGTGCCGGTGCCGTCGGGGATGGTAAACGTGATGGTCTTTCCGTTCACCGTTGCCTTGCCTGTGGCCGAGGGGTTAGCCCAGTCGCCGTGTTCCGTAGGTGTGGTGTACACGGTCTTCTTGAACGTGATGTCGTCTCGTCCCTCAACAATGGTGATCGTGTCACCGGGGTTTCCCTGGGCCTGGAGCCAGCACATGAACTCGTACAGGCCTTCCGGGGTCATTCCGTGAGAGAAGCAGAACTTGTGGTCGCCGGGGGTGACTTCCTCGCCGACAACCCCCTTGCCGAGCGACACGGTGTGCTTGGTGCCGTCAACTACCACATCGGTGGTGGTCTTGCCGATACTGGCCTTGGTTAGGGTGGCTTCGAGCTTTACGAAGCCGTTCTTGATGGAGCCGTTGCCCCCGAGGACTTCGGCAACGTTCTCAGTGACGGTGCAGGTGAAGGTACCGTTAGCGGCGACGCACTGACCGATGGTCTTCTCAGAACCATCGAGAGCCGTGGCCTTGAGGGCCACAGAGTTGAAGCCGCTGGGGATCTGAAGGCCATCACCCAGGCCGACGGAGAAGGTGGCACCCTTCTCAAACCTTATCGCCCTCGTAATTGACCTTAATGTCGAGCGTTGCATTAACGGAGAACTTGTCTCCGTAACGACCGCTCACGTTCGTATTGGTGATCTTGATGCCACCAGTTGCGGTAGATGTGCCGGGGTCCGATGCGATGATCCTATTGCCGCCATCGGCGGTAGCGGCGGCGGGAGCACCGTCGGTAGCATTGTCGGGCGCTGCGAACGTCGCCGTTGCAGGGTGGGCGATAACGCCCATGCCCGCGAGCGCGAAGAGCGTGACGGCCTTCGTGAGGGCCGAGCGCTTGGTGGTCACGATAGACAAAGTTTTGTCTCCTTCTGTGTTGATGGAGGGAGTGTGTGCTCCCTCGCTCCGTGCTTTCACGGAAAGCCTATATGTACGCTGAATGTTTTTCAAGCGTATTTTCTGGTTTTTGTTGGCGTATTAGTTTGTGGTGGTTGCGAAAGTGGTTGTTTTGCAACTAAAAACGTCTCTTTAATGCGCGTAATGTGGTTGTTGCCACCTTTATTTCGTTGCGGTTTCAGGTATTGCCTACCGCTAGGTGAGTATTACTTGTTTTGTGGCGCGAAGGGTTCGTAAAGCTGCTGGAAAACGGCTGATTGCATTACTCGTAGCCCATACTTTGTGCGCACAATGTACCAGCCTTCTTGTGCGAGAACGGGTTCAGGTCCACGCCTGCTGTTCCACACGTACAGGCCCCACATGGAGGGGGTTTCGATGTAGCTGGTAGTGCGTGGTGCCCATTGGGCGACGATGCGTGCGGCGTGGGGGCTGGTGAGTTGGACTGCTGGGTAGAGCCAGTTGGAGCCGTATCGCCGCTTTGCCCAGTGCGCGCCGTCGATGGGTGGGAGTTCTCGTGCGGCGCGTACTGGTTTGGCTGCTTCGCGGGCTTTGCGAGCGGCTTTGCGTGCCGTGTTGCGGCGCTCGCGGGCGGCGGCTTGCTCGGATGGGAGTGCGGCTGCGTTGCGGCGTGCTGTGGCGATGATCTGCTGCGCCGTCTGGGTGGGCATGGGCTGTCAGAGGCTCGTGTAGATCTTGTTGAACTCTTCGGCGCTCATGTGCTGGACAGAGACGGATCCTCGCAGGAGGTAGGAGCCAACGGGCGCGAACGTATCATGGCCTTTACCTGTGGGGTAGAGGATGCCAGCGACGGTGCCTTTGCCGGGGATGGTAGCGCCTCCCACTTCCCCGCCGCACCACTCGGCGACGGCCTCGAGGGTTTCCCCATAGATGCGGACTGCATCGTGGAGGGTTCCGTCAGGGAGAGTGAGCATGAACGGGAACATGTGGGAGGCGGTGGCCATGGTCTTGTGTCCTGTCTGGGCTAGAAAGGTGCCCCTGTGCTGTAGGGGTCTGTCGTGTATTGAGTGTTGGGGCTGTAGGAGTTGTAGCCATTACCCTGACCGCCGGATGAGGGGGTGGTCTTCTTGACGGTGGCCTGCTGGCGACGCAGGGAGACACTGACATCGTCGGCGATCAGTTCGAAGCCACGAACCTTCACACCGTTCGAGTCGTACTCCTTGGGCTCGACTCTGCCCGAGACGGCGACAGTCACGCCCTTTCGCAGGGACTCTACGACGTTCTCGCCGAGTTGTTCCCAGGCTACGCACTGCACGAAGAGAGTGGTGCCGTCCACCCAGTTGCCGGACTGGTCGCGGACTCGGCGGTTGACGGCGACGGTGAATGATGCGACTGGCTTACCGGACTGGGTGTAGCGCAGCTCGGGGTCGCGGGTCAGGTTTCCGCTGATGCGGAGCTCGTTGTCGTAGTTGCTCATCGGGGTTCCTTCTTGATGGGTCGTAGGGTCCATTCCTGCTCGAACTCGTCGCACGGAATGGCGGAGAAGATGGATCGGTTGCCGCGGTATCGGCGCACGATGTAATCGCCGACATGGGCGGTGGTTATGTGCGAGGTGATGGTGTTTGTGACTTCGATGAGGGCGATCTTGCCGCCCTCGGTTTGTAGAGCGCCGTGGCACCATCGGGCTACCTGGCGCAGGTTGTCGCTGGTGACCTGCATGGCTTCGGGGGTTCGCCTGAGCTGGCAGGGGCGCGGCTGGTCAGTTGGTGGTCTTCGCGTACCCATTTGGCACTTCCTTTCCTGCATCTAGCGTCATACGCAGGGTCTCGTCATCGACGAAGCCGATCCATCCGATGAGGTCGGTTCGGAGGGGTTGACGTTTGTCGTTCGGGGTCATGAGGCGCAAGCCGAAGATGGAGATGCCCCTAGCGGCGAAGCTGACGGCCCCAGCTCCAAGGAGCGGGAGTGCCGCATCGACGACGAGGGAGGGGTAGTATAGCAGTGCTGCGCACAAGGCTACGAGGCCGCTGCCGAAGCCGATGAGCCACGCGAGCGTGGAGACGGTTCCGAGGGTGAACAGAGCGGCGTACAGGACGCTACGCAGTGTCGTTTTCGCTACCTTCATCATTGGTCATCTTCTCCTTCCTGAGCGAGTTTGGTGACTTCTTCCTGGGTGAGTCGTGTGAGCGTGAGTTTCACGCCCTGTTCTGTGCCGTAGTGCTTCCATACGTTCCAGTGGACGATGCGACTGTCGTCCCGGAGTATCCCGTTTCCGAGAGCATCGCCGATTGCTCGTTGGAGCTTGTCGAGGTCGGGTTTGACGGCGGGGAGTTTAAACCGTGGCCGTTTAGGAGGTTGGAGGTAGAACTCAGCGACCACCTCAACCGGCTCGTCCAGGGGCGTGTCCCAGCGGGCCTTGTGGGCGGCGTGCTTGACAAGGAAGGTGACGGCGGTGCGCCACGCTTCGAGCCGGAGGTTGTCGTGAACGATGACCGGCTTGCGGGAACCTTGGGGCGTGAAGCACCGGGTAGAGCCCTGAGTTTCAGGTTTACCCGGCACCCACACCGTTATCGACATCGACTCAGGCAATGCGCTCACGCTTGCCGTAGACGAGCTTCCCGCGAGCCTTCCACACGCCGCCGTGGGTGGTGGTGATCTGCCAGCGGTCATCTCCCTCTTCGCCAGCCTTGTTGAAGACCAGCTTGAAGCGCACGCCGCGCTCGCGGAAGAACAGGCTAATCCCTGCCAGCTCGGCTGCGGCATAGTCAAGATCGTAGTCGCCGTCATCCCACGGGAAATGGGCGTACAAGTCCACGAGTCGCCCGTCGGGACCGTAGGCGAAGTTCCAGGCGAACAAGAGGTCAATGTCGCCACCGCACCCCTTCTGGAAGGTCTCATCGTGGGTGGCGATGTAGTTCATGAGCCACTGCTCGAACATCTCCCCGTCGGCTCGCGTGAAGGTCGTCTTGGAGAGGTCGCCTGCCTCGAATGCCACGTCCGAGATGTATTCGTAGTAGCTCATTGGAGGAAGTGTCCTTTCTTCTGGATGGGGCCTCGCGTTTCGACGACCCACTCGCTAGTCTTGCTCTTCTTGCGAGCAGTGATGGTGGAGCCGTCACGCAGGTAAGCGCGACCGTTGCGGCGGTCGATGACTCGCAGGTCGCCCATGGAGATGTTCTCCAGGTGAGTGAGGGGGTCGGTGACGTGCTCTGCCTGGTCCAAGTGGACCTGGAGCATGGATGCGAGCGACGTTGCCTTATTGGTCGGGGGTAGGTAGGTGGCGTTCACTCGTCACCCTCCTCATCCTCATCTTCGCTGGCTTCTTCTGCGCTCTGGGCCAGGAGCATGAGCGCCGAGGTGAGGCATTCTTCCTCTGTGCGCTGGTCGTTTTCCACTTCGGGGTAATCTTCGAGGTAGCTGTTCCAGTCGTCTTCGGGTACGACTGCTTCGAGACGGCCCGTCTTAATGCCCTGGTACGCCTCCCACGAGAGGAGCGCGTAGTACGCCGCCCCGACTCCAAGCATGGTGGGGATCTCGTAGGCGTACCAGTCCTCACCATTGCGGCTGGAGCACTCGAGGATGGCGTTCGCGTAGCCGGTCTCGTTGATCTTGAAGGTCAGCTTGGAATGCCGAGAGGAGAAGTGGCCGTCTTCGGACTCGATGGTGAGGAAGACGAAGGGGGCTTCTCCCTCGTTCTCCTGGTATTCGACGTAAGCGTTGAGGTTCTTGCCGTGGCGGAAGCCGAGGGAGTCGATGGCGGCGCGGATGCGCACCGTCTCGCCGGACACATAGTCATTTGTATCGAGGTTGCGGGGCTTAAGGCACTCCTTGAGCGCGCTGAACACCTCGTCGGTGATCGGCGCGTTCTTTTGAAAAAGGCCCCCTAGGTATCCGAGGATCTGGTTCTGTTCCATGGTGACGTTCCTTTCTGCGTGTCTGCATGGATGGTTTGTTGTGGTAACGGTACCACTGTTTTGGAGACACATTATCCCCGCTGTTGGTTAAGTAGATCACAGCCTATTTGTGCTTACCTCGCGCCAAACAAGCTACCATAGTGCGCGAACCTAAACCAGAACATAGAAACATGCTCCCAAGAGTGCGCTTTTCGGCCACATATCAACCCTTTTGAGCGAGTGTTGCTTGCTATGCGGCTCGCTTCGCTCAGGTCTAGCCCTCGTGGAGAACGAGACTCGAGCGCTCAAAGCGTCACTGTTTATTACCGTGCGGTAGTCAGTGTGAGGTGAGGTGCCAGCCCTTGCACGCTGGGCACTTGTAGTAGCGGCGTTCTTCGCGTCGTGGGTTACGTGAGCGCTGTGTGGAGGCGAGGGCGAGTTTCGCATCGAGCTTGGTGCGGTACCGGATCTTGCGGGGCGGTTTCACGCACCAGCTGGTCTTGCCCCAGCGGAGCTTCTTCTTGCGCTTCATGGTCCCATCTTCAGTTGGGCGTAGGGCTTGTGTAATTCGCGGGTTGAAGGTCATGGGCGTAGTTCCTTGGGGATGAGTGCGTAGCGGCTGGCTCGGTGCGCGATGCGTTCTTGGACGATTAGAGGTAGCGGTTCTGGGGAGTGGTTGAGGCGGCACTTTTTGCGCCACTCAATGCGCCCGTCTGGATAGACCCAGAGGAGGCCGATTGATCCGCTCATGATGGGCGGGCTGTCGATGAGGCCTGCCGGCGTGGCGTAGAAGAACCTGTGCGTGCATTGCCGCCAGGCACGGACCTTGGCGAGGCTTTCTCTCTTCACGTCGGCTCGGTCCACCTTGATCTCGATGGCCGTGCGGATGCGCTTGTCGAACATGAGCGCGTCGATGCGGCGCGTGAATGCCTCATGCTCGCCCTGTTCGTAGTAGTCCGCGAGAGACTGCTCATCGTTGATGGTGAGCTCAGGAACGAATGCCGCCGTCGGGTAGTGGTGGCGTAAGGCGTTGAGGATGTCTTCGGCGTTCATCGGCGGTGCTTCTTGGCTGCTGCTGAGATGAGTGAGGAGATGTGTTTCGTGAGTGCTGTCACGAGGGGTTCTGGTACGACGGCGGCGGAGATCGGCAAGTAGCGGGGGTTCCACACGAGCGCGTCGCCGGGGTTCAGGTATCGCTTCACTCCATTCGGTGCCGTGAGCGCGAGGAACGGTGTTCCGTCTGGGTCTGTTTCGATGGTGATGCGGAGGCCTTGGGCGTTGAGGTGGGCTGCGTCAGCTTCGTGGTTGCGCGTGGTGATGAATGCCTGACTCTTCATGAAACTGGTCCTTTCAGTGAAGTGTTTGCTCGGTTCGAGCGAGGTACTGGGTGGCTTCTATGGCGCTGCTGTTGAGCGCCCATTCACGGAGATCGTCAGCTGTGAAGCCGTCATCGCCGAACTGCCAATCCACATCTCGTGCGCACAAGTTGATGCACGTGTCGCAGTGATCGCACACGCGAACCGTGATGATGGTGCCCATGTCGGCGGTTTCCGTGCGTGAGTACTGGACGTTTCGAGGGATCCTCGTGCCGCACATGTCGCACGTGATGCTGCCGCGGCTGCGGGGGCGTGTGCTACGAAGGGTGTTCATCATGTTCCTGTTCTTTGAGCGTATTCTGGCCAGCCTTCCTCGAGGGCGACTTGGCGTTCCTGCTGGAGGGCTCGCAGGATCCCTTCGGCTGCTTGCAGTGGGACAACTCCGTTGCCGAGGGCACGCAGTGTCTTTTCGCGCGATAGGCCTACGCCTGTGACGTGCCCGTCGGGCAGTCCCATGAGCCATTCGACGAAGCGGACAGACAGGCGGGGCTTGCCTCCCTCGCGCAGGGGCGGTTCTGTCGGGGCTGGGGCTGTGCGCCCGGTGATGGTTTCCCAGTGGGCGACGGCGGGCGCGTAGGGGCCGAAACTGTCGCGTAGGGTTCCTGCTGTTTCGTGCAGGTTGGGTCCGTAGCCGTTGGAGGAGTAGGTGGCGTTGGTGGCCTGCGGGGTGGGCAGGAGGGTACCTCCGGTCGTGAAGAGTCCTTCGCGGGCGATGATGCCCAAGTCGGTGACTTGTGTGCGGCCTGGCTTCTTCCGCAGGTGGGCTTCGGCGGTGTTCCCTGGGGCCTGGGCGACGGGCGTGGGGAGGAGCTTGGTTGCCTGAGACAGGCTCATTCCCTTCCCCTCCTGGTGGTAGCCGCCTTTCCAGTCCGAAGCGGTTGGGGTGGGGATCAGGGGTCGAGG